AGCATGGGAAAAGCATGGGAAAAGTGAGGGTTTTTATAGGGGATTTTTTAAAGTAAAATATTATCGTGAAATGTTGTACAAAGAAGACCGAAACAGCACAGAAGTGTTGATCGGTCTTTTTTATTGCGTTTCTGCCCTTCTATTATGCGGAATGTGGGTGCTTATATAGGGGCATCCACAGGAAGCAATATATCGGGCTATATATAGGGGCATACCTGTCAAGGGGCGCATATATAGGGCGTATATAAGGGCATATATAAGCGGCTGCATATAGAACCTATACAGAAGGCTATATGAAGCGTATGCAGGCAGCAGGAAGGACGATGCAAGCGTGTTATTTCACAAGTGCCGCTGTGGGGCTTTAATACCGCAGAATATAGCTGTATGTGCAGCCTGTGAAGCGAATGCAGCAGGGCAGCAGTCAAGGCACATGATATATAACAAACACAGGAGAAACAAGAAGACAGCAGCCTTCTATGTGTCAAGTGAATGGAGAAAGACAAGAGCCGAAGCAATCAGACGTTTTGATGGTGTTGATATATACGCCTTCTATGTACTGCATGAGATACAGACAGCCGACATGGTTCATCATATCACACCGATCGAAGACGATTGGAACAGACGACTTGATGTGACCAACCTGATCCCATTGAGCAATCACGATCATGGAATCATCGAAGCCTTGTATGACAAGGATGAACAGACAAAAAAAGCGACACAAAAAATGCTTTATGACCTGATAGAACGCCACTGGAAGGCGACAGGGGGAGTATGAAAAAGTATCAGTCAAATTTTATTTAGTCGCGCTTCCCCTTTTCCGTGGAGAAAACTCCCCACGAAAAATCCAGATCAAAGCCCTACAAGAAGGGTGTGTCATATTCTGACACGAACGCAAGGAAATCCAGCAAAGAAGGGAGGTCGCGAAAGATATGGCAGGACAACGACAACCGATAGAACTGGTTATTGCAAAGGGCAAAAAACACCTAACAAAAGCGGAAATCGAAGAACGCCAGCGAACGGAAGTGAAGGCAGCAGCAGACAAAGTGACTGCGCCGTCTTATTTGACACCTTCACAGAAAAAGACGTTCAAAAAGATTGTGAAAGAACTTCGCGCGATTGACCTTGTGTCAAATCTTGATGTTGATGCACTGGCAAGACTGGTCATCGCACAGGAAAACTATGTGGCGGTAACGGAAGAAATGAAGTCGCAACCACTCACGATCAGAATGGAGTTCAAAGAGAATGACGCGGACGGAAACCCGATCATTGTTGAAAGACAGGTCGTGAACGGTACAGTTGAACGACTGGCACTTCTTCAGGATCGCTATTTTAAGCAGTGCCGACAGGGTGCTGCGGACTTCGGACTGACAGTGTCGTCACGCTGTCGCCTTGTAGTGCCAAAAGCCGACAAGGAAACGCCGAAGGAAAACAAATTCGCTAAATTTGCATAGGCGATAAATGACGGACAGAACCACACAATACGCACTGGATGTCCTTGCAGACAAGATCGTTGCTGGCGATCTGGTCAAAGCTGCGTGTCAAAGACACATAGACGACATGAAAGCGGCTGAAGCTGCGCCGTATCGCTATTATTTTGATGTTGAAGAAGCTGAAAGGATCATTGACTTTGCAGAAACGCTGACGATTGCGGAAGGCGAAGAAGAACAGCCAGTGACAGCCTATCCATTCCAGTGCTTCATACTTGGAAGCCTAAACGGATGGAGAACAAAAGACGGACATCACAGACGATTCAGAACCAGTTATATACAACTTGGAAGACAGAACGGCAAGTCATTCCTGAATGGTATTCTGGCGGCTTATTATGGCAATTTTGACAAGTACAAATATGGTCAGATTTACTGTACAGCCACAAAGAAAGATCAGGCGATGATTGTCTTCAACGAGATTGTGAAGTTCATAAATTCAGACAGCGACTTGTCGGAGTGCTTTAAAATTCACGAACACAATTCGACGATTGATTGCAAAATTACACACAGCAAGATCAAGGCATTGTCGGGCGACACGAAGTCGATTGACGGCTTCAGACCATATCTGGGAATTGTGGACGAATACCACGCCCACAAAGACGATCAGATGTACAAGCTGCTTGAAGGCGGTATCAAGAAAATGAAGTCAGCATTGATCAGTGTAATCACGACAGCAGGCTTTGACCTGAAATCGCCGTGTTTTGCGCTATATGAATACTGTGTGAAAGTCCTGAAGGGTGTTGCAAGTAACGATTCACAATTCATTTACATCGCGCAAATGAATGAATCTGACGATATGTGGACACCTGAAAACTGGATCAAGGCGAATCCGATTCTGGAATATGACAGGGACGCATTGCAGAACATGATCCCGATTGCTGCGACAGCGAAGGAAATGGGAGGATCAACACTGCGCGACTTCATCGTCAAGCAGCTTAACATGTGGATTCAGTGGACAAATGATGTCTATATCAAGGACATGGATGTCTGGACAAGGGCAGCAGTCAAGAAGACACTGGCTGACTTTAGAGGACAGAAAGCGTATGTCGGACTTGACTTGTCATCGGGCGGCGACTTGACATCAGTCGCAATCGTGATCCCATTCATGCGCGGCGAAGACAAATGTTACTTCGTACACGCACACAGCTTCATTCCGAAGCGAAGGGTTGAAGAACACATCAAGACTGACCGCGTACCTTATGACCTATGGATCAAACAAGGACTGGTCGAAGTGACTGAAACAATGGGAGGTGTGAAAACCGATTACAAGTACATTATTGCGTACCTGAAGAAAATCGTGAAGCTGTATGAATTGGATGTGCAGTGGGTTTGTTACGATCCGCACAACGCTTCCGCATTTTTGACAGACTTGGAAGCACTTGGCTTCGACAGCATCGCAGTGAAACAGTCGGCAAGAGAATTGAACGATCCGACAGTTGACTTCAGGCTGGAACTGGAAGCAGGGCATGTCGAACATGACGGAAACGAAGCGACAAAGTGGTCTATTGCGAACGCGAAGACGACTTCAAACAGTTTTGGGGAAATAAAAATTGATAAAGAATATGCAACAGAGCGAATCGACATCGTGGATGCAATCATTGACGCATGGATGATGGCGATGAAGGGCGAAATCAAGCCAGATGTCAACAGATACCTTGACATATGGTTTGCAGGAACAGAGAAATTGCGACAGAAGGGAGGTGCGCAAGGTTGAGCATGTGGAAAACGCTGAACAGAGGAATTGCAAAAGCGTTCGGAATGAACATCGTGTCAGAAGAAGCAAGACTGGGCGATGAATCGTTTCTGGAATGGGTTGGAATCAAGCGCGACAACGAAAGCAAGAAGCCGACATCAGATGTGACATACTTCACATGCCTGAAAATGATGTCTGAAACAGTGGCGAAAATGCCATGGAAACTGTATCAGAAGACAGAAAAAGGCATCAGCGAACCGATTGACAATGATGTCGCAAGACTTATGAAACAGCGTCCGAACCCATTTATGACACCGACAGCGTTCTGGAACGCTGTGGAAATGAACAGAAACCACTATGGCAACGCATACGTCTATGTGCGCAGGAAATTAAAGCGCAAGAAGTACGGCGGCGAATACAAAGCACTTGACATGTGGATCATGCCGTCTGACAGGGTGCAGATCATTGTTGATGACAAGGGAATTTTCGCTGGAAAAGGAAAAATCTGGTATATGTACAGCGATGAATATTCGGGCGAACAGTACATATTCAGGACAGAAGATGTGCTGCATTTCAAGACATCGCACTGCTTGAACGGAATTGTCGGCTTGCCAGTGCAATACATCCTGAAAAGCACAGTTGAAGGCGTGATTGAATCACAACGTTTCCTGAACAATCTGTATAAAAATGGACTGACAGCGAAAGCAACGCTTGAATACACAGGAGAACTGAACGAAGACGCAGCCACAAAGCTGCGACAGACTTTTGAACGCTTCGGAGCAGGAAGCCAGAACACAGGAAAGATTCTTCCTGTGCCGCTGGGGATGAAATTGACACCGCTGGACATAAAACTGACAGATTCACAGTTCATCGAACTGAAAAAGTATTCAGCACTTCAGATCGCTGCGGCGTTCGGCATCAAACCGAACCAGATCAACGATTATGAAAAGTCTTCATATAGCAACAGCGAAATGCAGCAGTTGTCATTCTATGTTGACACGATGCTTTTTGTGTTGAAGCAGTACGAAGAAGAAGTGAATTATAAACTGCTGACGGATGACGAACTGGAAGAAGGATTTTATTTCAAAATGAATGAAAAAGTGCTGCTTCGTACAGATAGCAAGACACAAATGGAAATCTTGAAAGACGGAATCAACAACGGCATCGAAACAGTCAACGAAGCCAGAAGAAAACTTGACTTGATGGATAAGGAAGGCGGCGATGTACTGATTGTAAACGGCACATATGTCCCACTGACAAAGGTCGGGGCAGCTTACAGTAAAGAGGAAAAACAGGACACAAGCACTGACAAGGGCGGCGATCCTGAAAATCCTATAAATAAGCCAGACACAGAAGGCGAAAAAACGGATCAGGAAGATCAGGAACAGGAAACAGCCGAAACGAACAAACCTGACACCGATCAGGAAGGAGGGGAAGACGATGGCGAAGAAGATGAACTTCACAAGAAGAAATCGGGCGAAGAAAACGATTGAAAATGTCGGTTTTATGGAGATTAAAAACGCAGCAGGCGGCAACATAGAACTGTATATCTACGGCGACATTGTATCTTCGGAATGGGACAAGTGGACACCAGAAGACACCTGTCCACAGGACATCACAGACTTTCTGAACGGCATTGACAACAATGCTGATCTGACTGTGTACATTAACAGCTGCGGCGGCGATGTGTTTGCAGGAATAGGGATATACAACATTCTGAAGCGACACAAAGGACACATCACAGGCATTGTTGACGGAATTGCAGCGTCAATCGCGTCAGTGATCCTTATGGCGTGCGATGACATCATCGTGTCAACAGGCGCACAGATAATGATTCACAAGCCGCTGACGATGGCGTGGGGCAACGCAGACGACTTTCAGGCAGTTATCAACCAGCTTGACAGCTGCCAGCAGATGATCACAGACATCTACATGACGAAAGCGAAGGAAGGCGTGACAGCAGAACAGTTTGAAGAACTGATCAATGCTGAAACATGGATGTCTGAAAGCGAAGCATCGGAATGTCGCGCGTCAGATTATTTTGACATCAGGGTTGATGAACAAACGGCAGCAGTCGCAGCGTGCGTCAGCTATATGATGGACAGATTCAAGAACGCGCCAGCGAACATGAAGACTGAAACAGCTGAAGACATCGAAGCAAGACAGCAGCAGGCAGACGAAACAGAAGAAATCCTGGGCGATCTGTACATGTATGGAATTTAAGAAAACGGAGGAAAAGCAATGAGCAAAGAAGCAAGAGCATTACTGAAGAAAATCAATGACAAGAAAAATGCAATCAAAAGCCTTGTAAACGAAGGCAAGACCAAAGAAGCAAAGGAAGCGAAAGCAGAACTTGTGGACATGCAGGATCGTTTCAACATCCTTATGGACTTAGAGGAAGACGAGGACGAAGGCATCAAGGATCAGATCGACAAAGATGAAGCCCACAGAGCTGAAGGAAAAGACAACACACCGACAAAGAAGGATGTTGTGCGTGCCTTCGTCAATCGTATCGTTTGCGGTATGCGCAAAACAAAGATGGACGAGAAAGACAAGAAGATCATGGATGCAATGTCAGAGAAGACAGACGAGGACGGCGGATTCACAGTGCCACAGGATATCCAGACAGATATTCACGAATTAAGAAGGACAGACGATGACCTTGAACAGTATGTCAATGTTGAGCCTGTCAGCACACTGTCAGGAAGCAGAGTGTTTGAAAAAGATGCAGATTCAACACCATGGGACGATGTCGATGAAGCAGCAGAGTTCGGAGAGGAAGAAACACCGAAGCTGAAACAGATCAAGTACAAGATCAGCAAGAAGGGCGGCATCCTGAAAGTTACACGCGAACTTCTTCAGGACACAGCAGAAAATATTTTGGGCTTCCTGAATAAGTGGATCGCAAAGAAATCAAGAGCGACAAGAAATGCAGCAATTCTGAAGAAACTTGCAACAATCACAACAGGAAAAGAAGTTGCAATCAGCACAGTGGACGATCTGAAGACTGTCTTCAATGTGACACTTGATCCAGCGATCACAACATCCTCAATCGTTCTGACAAACCAGTCAGGATTCAACTATCTTGACACATTAAAGGATGAACGCGGCGACTACATCTTGCAGCCAGATGTGACAGATAAAACAAAGATGCTTCTTTTCGGCATATATCCGATCAAGAAGGTCAGCAACAAAGTTTTGAAAAATGTCGAAGTGAAGTCTGACGGAAGCAATGTTGACGGCTACAAATACCCGATCTATATGGGCGATTTGAAGGAAGCAATCACATTATTTGACCGCGAGAAGATCAGCATCGAACTTTCAACTGAAGCAGGCGATCTGTGGGCGAAAGACCAGACAGGTATCAAAGTGCGCGACAGATTCGATGTTCAGGCGTTCGATGAAGAAGCAGTTGTCAAGGGAGAAATCACAGTCAAAGTCGCTGGCTAATGACTGAAGGCTTCAGGAAGGAGGAAAACGGATGCAGCTGAAAGAATTGAAAGCATATTGTCGCATTGATTATGACGATGACGATGAAGTGATCAACATGATATATGCAGCAGTGCTGGAAGAAATGACTGACCTGATCAAAGACTTTGATCCTGAAGCCCCGACAAACCGGCAGAAGCTGCTGATCTGCATGTATGTCAAAGAAGCATACGACAACAGGGACAGAACAGCACCGACAGACGACAAGGTCAGATTTGCAGTTCAGTCAATGATGCTGAAAGAGAGGTTGAAGTGACATGTCAAGCGCAAGGATCAAAATATACAAATATAAATTTGAGAAGGTCGCAGGACGGCGCGAAGAAACCGAACCGATATTGTATCACGAATGTTGGTGCGAGATCGGCAGCTTGTACGGAAAAGAACTGTACAAAGCAATAGAAATCAGGCTGGAAGACACAATCGTGTTCGATAAAGTCAGATATTGCAAGAAGGTCAAAGAAATCGCAGCACACCTGAAGGACTACTTTGTGGAATACGAAGGGGAAAGATACAACATATTTGCAAGGGACTTCAGGAACAACGACAGGCAATATGTGCAGTTGAAAGCGAACCGCACAACATAAGTGTCAGATTATGACACAAGGGAGGGACACAGCATGAAAGTGACCTTTGAATTTGAAGGACTGAAAGAGATTCAACAACAGCTGGAAGCACTTGCAAGCGATTCAGAAATCAGAAAGACAAACAAGCAAATCTTCCAGAAGTCTGTTGATTATACAGAGCCACGCATGAAAGCAGTTATGGCGCGATCTGCGGACAATTCAAAGTCAGGAAAGAAAGGGTATAGACCTTCTGGACATGCTGCGGACAATATCCCCACGAAAGTTACAGCAAGGGGCGGCGAAGTCGGCTGGACGCTTCTGGGCGATGCTGAAAACTGGTTTTACATGAAGTTTGTTGAATGGGGGACTACAAAGCAGCCCCCACAAGACTTCCTGTACAACACAATGGAAGAATGCCGCGGACAGTGGGACACAATAGCTGATCAGGAATATCAGAAGTTGTTGGATGAAAAGCTGGGAGGATGACACATGGACATTGTAGGGAAGACACTTGAAACGCTTGCAGTGCTGGAAGATGAAGGGATCATCGTGCAGCAGGGCTGGTATGACGAAAGCATCAAAAAACTGCATGTGACAGTGTGGAATCTTGGCGATTACGGCGGCGAAGGTTCAGACGATGAAACAGAAGTCGAAATTGCAGCAGTGCAAGTGTGCATCTGGTCGAATAAAGATCAGGTCAAATTGAAAAAGAGGATCAAACACCTTATGTGCAAAGCTGGTTTTGCATTTATGGGCGCAAATGACAACCTTGAAACTGATACAAAAATATTTATGAATGCCGCGCGGTTCATGGCGGCAGAAGAAGCAGAACAGGAGGACGAAGAAGAATGAGCGAAGCAAGACAGATCGTCAGATCAAGAACAAAGTCATTCAGGGACTTATATGTCGCACCAGTAACACAGAACGATGCGACAGGATACAAGGCAGGCACACCAGTCAAATTAGCGCGTGCTATTTCAGGAAAAGTGTCTGACAAGTTCAGTGTTGAAAAGATTTACAGCGATGATGGAGTGGAAGACACTGTTGAAACATACGAAGGAACAGATGTGGAATTTGAAGTCAATTCCCTTGCACCGCAGGACAAATCAATGCTTTTCGGTCATCTGTACAAGAAAGGCTGGCTTGTCAAGAACAAGGACGACAAAGCACCTGAAGTTGCAGTTGGCTACAGAGCAAAGAAGCTGTGCGGAAAATATGAATTTGTGTGGCTTTATGTCGGCACATTCGGACAGGGATATGACGACAACTATCAGACACAGGAAGACAAAGTCACAACACAGACAGCAACTTTGAAGGGCAGCTTCTATGAACGCGCTTGCGATGGGAACTTTGAAACACAGGTTGACGAAGCCAACCTTGTAACAGAGGACACAGACGCAGCAGCAGCGATCAAGAACTGGTTTGAAAAGGTACAAGAGCCAACAGAAGCAGCGTAAAAGAACAATAGGAGGGCAAACACATGAAACATGAAGTAATTATCAACAACAAAAAATATGAAATGCCGAAGATGGATGTTGACACATACATGGAATATCTTGAGATCAGGGACGACATCATGGGAACTGAAAAGAAAAGCGGACTGTATACAGCCGCACAGTTCCGAAAGATGATGGACTGCATCTGCATGGTATACGGCAACCAGTTCACTGTTGACGAGTTGAAGGACAAGGACACAGGACTGGGCGTGGCTGCAATTATCATGGAATTTGCGTCAATAGAAACATCATTAGGCGATGAGGTCAATGCAAAGGTCGAGAAGTTACAAGAAAATTTTTCAAATGGCAAATAATACCCGAACTGACACTGATCTGCAATGAAAAAGAATACATATGCGCATCAGTGTCGGTTGAAAAGTACAGAGCATACACAGAACTAATGGAAAAGAATAGCGGCGATGATGTTGCATCGGCTTTTCAGTTCAATGCGGCAATTATGAAAATGGTCTTCGGAATATCCGAAAGGGAAGTGCTGAAGGCAGATGTCGCAGAACAGCTGGCGGCAGCAAAGATGATTCATTTTGTGATGCAGGACATCATCACGCAAAAATTCCTTGAATTAAACCCGAACAGACCAGAGGAAGTCGAGAAGGAAAAGTCGGCATTCGATGAATACGATGAAGAAAACGGATACAACGAAGCTGAAAATCAGCTTGACGATGAAAACATCTGGAAAGTATGCCGCGACAATGTGGACAGGGTTGTGAAATTGTGTATAAAAGGGCTGAACGATTCACTTTCAAATGTTATGAAGTCGGATATTATGAGCCTTTTGGATCATGTGGCGTTCGAGATCAAGACCATCAACGAGAAGTGATGAAAGGAACGTGCATATATGGCGCAGGCATCAATCAAGATCGGTGCTTCAATGTCAGAATATCAGGCAGCAATGAAGGCGGCGGTCGCAAGTATGAAGCAGCTGTCGTCAGAATACAGCCTTGCTGCGGCAAATGCAAAGCTGTACGGCACGAAATCTGACGCGTTAAAGGCAAAGATCAGCGAACTTACACAGAAAATGGATGTCCAGAAGACGAAAGTCGAGGACTGCAAGTCACATTATGAAACACTTACAACCAGACTGGACAACAACAAGAAAAAAAGCGAAGAACTGAAGGCAAAAGTCGCAGAACTGTCAAAAGCATATGAAGAAAGCAAGGAAGCGACTGGCGAAAATTCAGAAGAAACAAAGAAATTAAAAACAGAACTGGACAAAGCGGAAAAGCAGCTGGCAACTACTGAAGCACAGACAACGAAATACGAAGCAGCAGTGAAGAAACAGGGGGCAGCAGTCACACAGGCTGAAGCCGATCTTGCGAACATGGAAGTACAGCTTCGTGAAGTAAACGCTGAACTTTCACGACAGAAATTCGATGAATATGCAGAAAAGGCAGGAAAAGTCGGATCAGCGGTCGAAACAGCAGGGCAGCACATGATGAAAGTCACAACCGCAATCGGCGGCGTGGCTGCGGCATCGGTAACAGTTGCGGCAAACTTTGAACAGCAAATGTCTAAAGTGCAGGCAATCAGCGGAGCAACAGCGGAAGAAACTGACAAACTGACAGAATCAGCAAGGCAGTGGGGACGTGATACAAAGTATTCAGCAACCGAAGCAGGCGAAGCGTTTGAATATATGGCACTTGCTGGCTGGAAGACAGATGACATGCTGGAAGGCATCGGCGGCATCCTGAATCTTGCAGCAGCATCGGCGATGGACTTGGGAACAGCTTCAGACATCGTCACAGACTACTTGACAGCGTTCGGACTATCGGCGAAGGACGCTGGAAAATTCGCGGATGAAATGGCTTATGCAATGAGCCATTCAAACACAACAACCGAAGCACTTGGCGAAGCATACAAGAACTGCGCTGCGACAGCGGCTTCGATGGGCTATTCGGTAGAAGAAACAACAGCGGTATTGATGACAATGGCGAACGCTGGTGTGAAGGGCGGAGAAGCAGGAACAGCCCTGAACGCTATTATGACCAGACTTGCGACAGACACAAAAGGATGCGCAACGGAATTGTCGAAGTACGGCGTTGAAGTGTACGATGCGCAGGGCAACATGAACAGCTTGTCAAGTATTCTGACAGGCGTGCGCGGAGTATGGAACAACCTGACAGACGAACAGCAAGCGAACCTTGCAAAGACAATCGCAGGAACGAACCAGTTCAGTGCATTGCAGACGATCATGTCAGGACTGTCAGACGAAGCGATTGCATCGGGAATGTCATTCAGCGATTATTCTGAAGCACTTCAGAACTGCGATGGAACAGCTTCAGACATGGCGGCAACAATGCAAGACAACCTTCTGGGAAGACTGACACAGTTGAAGTCAAAGCTGGAAGATGTCGGAATCACAATCGGCAATTCGCTTATGCCATTCATGGAAAAGGCAGTGGCGAAGATCGGAGAACTTGCGGACAAGTTCGCATCATTAAGCCCACAGCAGCAGGAAACAATCTTGAAGATTGCTGGCGTTGTGGCAGCACTAGGACCATTACTGACGATCACAGGAAAAGCGATCACAGTGTCGGGGCAAATTTCAAAGGGAGTCGGAAAAGTTGTCGGAAAGCTGGCTGAAATGGGAACAACAGCAGGCGGCGCAACAGGCGGCATGTCTGTATTAAAAGGCGCACTTACAGCGATCACATCGCCAGTCGGAATTGCAATAGCAGCAATCGCAGGGATCACAGCAGTCGTTGTGACACTGTGGAAGACGAATGAAGACTTCAGAAACAAGATCACGGAAATCTGGAACAGGATCAAGTCGGTGTTCACAGAGTTCGGGCAGCACATAACTGACAAACTCAATTCGCTGGGCTTCGATTTTGAAAACTTCGGGGAAGTGGTCAAGGCAATCTGGGAAGGCTTCTGCAATGTATTAGCACCGATCATCGAAGGAGTGTTCAATAATATTGCAATCTTCATTGAAACAACGCTGAATGTAATCACAGGCGTGTTCGACTTCTTCGTGTCATTATTCACAGGCGACTGGCAGGGATGTTGGGACGCAGTGAAAAGCATATTTGAAAGCGTGTGGAATGGGCTGAAGGAATATATCGGCAACATTCTGAACACAATCAAAGGCGTTGTTGACGCATTTCTGGGCTTGTTTGGAACGTCATGGGACGAAGTGTGGAACAGTATCAAGACAACCTTTGAAAACATCTGGAATGGCATTGTATCGTTCTTTTCTGGCATACTTGACGGAATAGTGAACACAGTCACGACAGTGTGGACAGCGATCAGCACGACAATTTCAGATGTACTGACAGGCATCTGGAACACCTTCAGCAATATATTCACGACAATCAGGGACTTTGTATCAACAGTCTTTGAAGCGATCAAAAATGTGATCACAGTTGTGATCATGGCGATTGCAGAATTTTTCAGCGCAGCTTTTCAGATAATCACAGCACCATTCCGATTCATCTGGGAGAACTGCAAAGATACGATCATAACAGTATGGGATGCAATCAAAGAAAAGATAAACACAGTCATCACAGCAGTGCAGAACATCATCACGACAGTGTGGAACGCGGTCAGCAATGTATTTTCGACAGTCTGGAATGCAATCAGTGGCGTGATCACGACAGTCTGGAACGCAATCAGTACTAGAATACAGACAACATTGCAGACGATCCAGAACATCATCACGACAGTGTGGAACGCGGTCAGCAATGTATTTTCGACAGTCTGGAATGCAATCAGCACGACAGTGTCAACAATCGTGAACAACATCAAGAACACGATCACGACAGCGTTCAATGCAGTCAAGACGACTGTCAGCAACATATTCAACAGCGTGAAGTCAACAGTGTCTTCAGTCTGGAATGCAATCAGCAGCACGATCAGCAGTGTTGTGAATGGAATCAAGAACACAGTCAGCAATGTATTCAACAGTGTGAAGTCAACAGTCAGCAATGTATTCAACAGCATCAAGTCAACGGCAACATCAGTCTGGAATGCGATCAAGAATGCAATCACGACACCAATCAACGCTGCGAAGAATGCAGTGCATAATGCAATCGAAGCGATCAAGTCGAAGTTCAACTTCAGCTGGTCACTTCCGAAGCTGAAATTGCCGCACCCGAAGATCACAGGCAGCTTCAGCCTGAATCCACCTTCAGTGCCACATTTTTCGATAGATTGGTACAAGAATGGTGCGATTATGAATGATTCAATGATCTTCGGAATGAACGGAAACACGCTGCTTGCTGGTGGAGAACCAGAAACAGGCGGCGAAGCGATCCTTCCGCTGAAGCCATTCTATCAGGAATTAAACACAATGCTTGATGAAAAGCTGAAAAAGATTGAATCAGGAACAAACGTGAAAGTCGAAAACCACACATATATTGACGGCGAAGAAATTGCAAGCAAAACATACACAAAGGTGGATGAACAGCTTGTGGAAGATAAAAGGAAAGGAAGGTAAGGCAGTATGAAAGTTAATGGTATAGACGCAAGAAAATACAATGCGAAGCAGCTGACAGCCGAAGTGCTGCCGCCTTCGCTTGCTGTCGATTATGAGATCGTGACAGGCGCGATCCTTCCGACAGAATTTGAAACAGACATGGAACTGGGAAAACTGAAGCTGTGCATGTACTTCAGGGGCAAGGATAGAAACAGCCTGATCAGGAAGATGTCAGCATTTCTGGAAAACTTCACAAAGTCAAGCGTGCTGGAAGTGGATGGCTACAAAGGAAAGTTCAAGGCATACACAGCAAGCAGCGACTATTCAAAAATGAAAGTGAAAACCAGATACAAGCTGAACATCGTTCTTGAAGGCTATTTTTTTGATGATGAATTAAATCTGGAATATGACGGAATCACACAGACAACGATTGATCGACAAGGGACACGAAAAGCACCAGCGATCATTGAAGTCTATGCGAAGAAGGCGTTGAAGAATTATAAAATCAGTGGATTTGAAGACGACATCATCGTGGAACAGCTGGCAGCAGGGCAGACGATCATCATTGACGGAGAAGAAGGACGCATCACGAACAATGGCGCGGACGCATTCGGAAGTGTTGACTTGTGGAAGTTCCCAGCAATCACGCAGCAGCAAACAGCCCTGAAGTTTTCAAACGCAGATGCAGTCGTTCGGATCAGGTACAAGCCTATGTGGATATAAGGAGGAAGACGGATGCAGATTTTTAATGACAAAAAGCAGCGTGTCGGAATCCTGAAGGGCTTCAAAGATCGCAAGATCGTGAAGACGCTTAATTCTGGCGACAGGGAACTGTCTTTCAAATATCCTTCAGATGGCGAAAAGGTTGACCAACTGAAGGAAGAATATTACATCAGGACAAAAGATGATGAATATGTAATCAGGAAAAAGAAGACAGGTGTGCAGTTTAATGAGTACACAGCGCAGCTGAATGTCGAAGAACTTGAAGGGGCGGTGTTCCCTTATGGGTTTGAAAGCAAGGAACAGACGATCAGGGCGTGTCTTGAATTTGCGTTTGAAGGAACAGGCTGGAAGGTTGGCGTGTGCCAGATCACGAAGAAAAGGACGATCAACAAGGATGAAGAAACAAACGCATGGGATATCCTTCAAGACTGCTTGTCAACATACCGCGTTGAATGCAAGATCAGAAGCCTTGAAAAGACGATTGATATATACGAACAGATCGGAGCAGACCGCGGACGATATTTCATCGAAGGACTGAACCTGAAGAAGCTGACAGTGACTTCAGACACATATGATTTTTATACACGGCTGATCCCACTTGGTAAAGATGGAATCGGAATCGAATGGCTTGGCAAGCCGTATCTTGAAAATTATCAATACAGCAGCAAGATCAAGACATATGTGTGGAGCGATGAAAGATACACAAACACAACAAGCCTGATCGAAGATGGAATCGCAAAGCTGGAAGAAATGTCGAAGCCTTATGTCGCATACAAAGCAGATGTGATTGACCTTGCAAGGCAATCAAAGAAATACAGCAGCGTATTTGATTTTGACATCGGCGACACTGTCTGGATGATCAGCAAGTCAACGAAGACAAAAGAGAAGCAGCGAATTGTGAAGCTGACGGAATATCCAGAAAGCCCACAAAGCAACACTGTCGAACTTTCAAATGCAACGAAGACTTTTGCTGAAGTACAGCAGGAAGCAACGGATCAGGCGAAGTCAGAAGCAATCAAGATCGCCAACAGCAGCGCGAAGAAAGTTCTTGAAGATGGATATTACACGAAAACAGAAGTCGAAACACACATAACAGCATCGAAGGAAGAAATCGAACTGGGCGTGTCAAAGACCTATGAAACGAAGACCATTGTTGACCAGAAGATCAAGAGTGTGAACGATCTGACCGATGAAAAACTGACGGAATACAGCACGACAGAACAGATGCAGGCTGCAATCAACCTGAAGGCAGAAGAAATTGATCTGGAAGTGTCGAAGGTGTATGAAACAAAGACCAGCGTCACTGAAAAAATTAAAAGCGTGAATGACCTGACGGACGAAAAACTGACATTGTATTCAACAACAGAGGAAATGAACGCGGCTATCAAGGTGCAGGCTGAAGCGATTGATCTTTCAGTTTCAAAGACCTATGAAACGAAGACGACAGTCACAGAGAAGATTAAGAGTGCAAACGAACTGGCACAGTTAGCAGCGGACACGGCTGAAGAAAATGCGAACGATGAAACCGATAAAAAGCTGAAAGAGTATTCAACGACAAAGGAAATGAACGCGGCTATCAAATTAAAAGCTGACAGCATCACAACTGAAGTCAACAAGAAGGTCAACAATTCGGAGTTCGGAACAAAAATCACACAGAACGCCTACAACGTGCGTGTGGCTTGGAATAATAACAGCAAATACATTCAGCTGGAATATGGTCAGCTTGCAATCTACAACGGCGATGTGACGGCAGCAGAAAAAAGAGCAGTATTTGACGAACGAGGAAATCATTTCTATCGTGATGGGTATTATGTTGGGAAAATAGGGACAAACGAATGGTCGGGGAACAACGCGCACAAAGGGCTTGTGTTCGATCTGGACTATCAGGGAAAATACATGGCATTTGCGCAGATGAAGTCACAAAACGCAGGATCATATACAACGATGCTGTGCTTCAGCCGCGCAGGAAGCATATACGATCAGTACGGCATCCATCTGGGATGCGACTTTTATGGTCATTGGTTCGACATGTACAATGTCGATCTTCACGATGTCAATATAAACGGCTACGGCGTGGCAGATGGTAAAAGCATACCGATAGTGACAGAAATTCACGACAACGGAAACGGAACAGTCGGCTGGACGACATCATCAATCAGTGTCAGAGGTGGAATGATTACAGCAGTACCACAAGGGAGCGCGAATATATAATGAGCAAAGAAATCATAATCGAAGAAGATACAAAGACGGAAACAAAAGAAATGATCCTTGATCTGCCTGAAGGCGAAAGAGGGATCACAGAAGAAGAAACAGAAACAAAGGAACAGCAGATCAAAAACACGATGCTTGCGCAGATGGATTCAAAGCTGGACTTGATACTTGCATATCAGGAAGCTGCGCTGGAATAACAGGAGGATGACACATGAAACCGATCGAACAAAGAATTGCTTGCGCGAAAGGAGAGATCCTGAACGCAATGGCAACAATCAGCACAGAACACGATCTGTCAGCGACAGTCATGGAAGGCGTGCTGGCTGACATACTGTCTGAAGTGAAGTCGCAATCAAAGATGGAACTGCTGAACGCATACAACAAAGAAGTGAACGATGCACAACAGGAAATCAAGCGGCTGAAGGAAGAACTTGAAAAAGCGAAGGCAGCAGCAAAGAAGACATTGAAGACCGAACCTGACACCGATCAGGAAGGAGGGGACGACAATGGCGATGCAGCTAATAACTGACATAACACTGGAACTGACAGGCGATGAACGCTTGTATATGGCATCAGCGAAGCAGGGCGACAAGCGCACACGATTCATCAGGATCGCGCTGACGAATAATGGCAAGGTGTTCACAATCCCGACAGGGTACATCGTAATTGCAAACATCAAAAAGCCTGACAAACATTTCTGTTATAACGAATGTACAGTGACCGACAACAAAGTCATGGTTGAACTGACAAATCAGGCACTTGCGGCAGCAGGAACAGCACACTGCGACATTGAGATCAGGGACGCACAAAACGTGTATGTATTATCTTCACAGGCGTTCACGATTGAGATTGAAGAAACAAACAGGAATGACGCTGCGATTGAAAGCTGCAACGAGATCACAGCACTGGAAAAGAAAGTGCAGCAGTACATCGACAACATCGTTTCAACAAAGAATGACATCTTGTCAGTTGAAGCAGCGATGAAGGTCGCTGAAGCCGCCAGGGCATCAGCAGAGGTTGACAGGATCAACGCTGAAGCACGAAGAAAGAAAAGTGAACAGGACAGGGAAGTGGCTGAAACGGCAAGACAACAGCAGCTTCAGATCATGCAGGAAGCGACAGGAGCAGCGAACAGCGCAGCTTCTTCAGCGAACAAAGCAGCAGGCACGGCGAACACAGCAGCAGCACGCGCTGAAGCAACATACAAGTCACAGGAAGAATTGCAGAAGATGTATGAAAAGATGCTGGACATCAAAGGAGCAGTCGGAAGCACGATTGACGGCGGCACAGCGTTCAGTGTTGATCCAATGACTTGTGACGGCGGCACAGCATTCACAACAGAGGAATGCGAAGCAGATGCAGGCACAGTGTAGGAAGGAGGAAACACGATGGCAACATGGACAGTCAGACCGAAGAAGGACACAACAGCGAACTGGAAGGCTTCAGGGCGCATCCTTGAAGTGAATGAATGGGGCGTTGAAGAAACAACATCGGGTAAGTACATATTGAGGATCGGAAACGGAAAAGACAAGTTTCTTGATCTTCCAGCGGTCGTTGATACGCCGACACTTGAAACGATGTACAACACGATTCGGAACTTCAACAACAATATGCAGCAGGCGACATCAGCTGCGAACACAGCAGCACAGTCGGCACAGACGCAGGCAGCAGCCGCGAAAGCAGCCGCAGCAGCTTGTCAGGACATTGAAAAGGGAATCAATTCAATGTCGGACAAAGCAACAGGCAAGAAGTACACGATCGGCGTTGAAGCTGGGCTTGTGTTCTTAGAAGAAACAACATAACAGGAGGAAAAGAAAATGGCAAGGCTCTATGTAGCAGACAAAGAAACGCTCGACGCGGTAAAGGCTGACACGACTGGCATCTTGAAACAGCTTCAGGACGCAGATGGAAAATTCAGCAATATCAAGCGTTATGGAATCAAGATCAACAAAGCAGACAGCAATCCTGACACACGCATCACATATTTGTATGATGCAGCAGGCTTCACACCAGCAAAGATGAACTTCACAGACGGATCATTCGACTTCGGTTCATGGGGCGAAGTGTTCTTCGTTAAGCAGAACAGACCAGTTATGCTGAAGGCAGACAGAACAGTTGCGTATGAGTTAAACCACACAGACCATTCAAAGAAGCTGGACGGCACTGCATCCGATGTCGGGGATGCATCAACAACAATGAATGCAATGTCTGAATTTCCGTTGATGTGGCTGTGCCAGTACGAAGTCGGAAACTATGAGTATATCATTGTATCTGACACAAGAGTTGACAGCAACTACAACGCAGACGCATTCATGCGTGAAGATGGAACAATCGCAGATCATATGTATATGCCTATGTACGGCGGCAGCTATGACGGCGCGAAACTTCGCAGCTTGTCAGGAAAGAAACTGGACTGCAACACGAACGCACAGACAGAGATCAACAGGGCAGCAGCAAACGGAACAGGCTGGACGATTATTTCATGGAGCAGAAGAAACCTGATCGAAAGTCTTCTGACATTGATCAGTAAGTCCGAAAACTTTCAGGCGAAGTTCGGTCAGGGCGTATGTAACACATATGTCAATGATTCATCAAAAGACTACGGAAAAGTTACGACAGGAACACTGGACGCAAAAGGACAGTTCTTCGGCTGCAATGACGGAACGCACGAAGTGAAGGTGTTCTATTGCGAAAAGCAATGGGGAAACCGCTGGGACAGACTTGTGGGCTATTTGTGCGACAACGGAACAATAAAAGTGAAGATGTCGCCGCCTTATAACCTGACAGGGAAGGACTACATAAAAGTTGGAACAGCGTGCAAGACAGAAGGATGGCAGAAAGACACATTGATGACGCGCTATGGGCGATTTGTCAAAACTGTCGGCGGCAGTGCTTCGACATATCGTTGTTGCTATTACTGGATCAACGTGACGATCGTTGCGGTCGCGCTTGTCGGCGGTGGCACCGACTACGGCGCGCTCTGCGGTGCTTGCGTCAGCTTGAGCAGCACTGCTTCGGCTGCGTATTGGGGCATCGGCGGCTCGCCTTCTTGTGAAGAACCTTTGGCGGCATAGCCGCACAGGGGGACAGGGGGAGCAATCCCCCTTGAAGTGTAAGTAAAAAGAAAAATTAAATAATAGGGATATTGTGTGCGCCTTCCGATGCTTCTGCGTTGCGGTCGCGCTTGTCGGCGGTAACACCAACAACGGCGCGAACTGCGGTGCTTACGTCAACTTGAACAACACTGCTTCGAATGCGAATTGGAACATCGGCGGCTCTCACTCTTAACAATCATGGGACAATAACCTAATGCACACGATATTCCGCGCCACTTGGCGAAAGTTAAACCGAAGAAAGGGTTGTGCTAGTAGGGCGAAAGCCGTGAACGTGCAACAGGTGTTAAGAAGGAAACCTTTTGAATGAAGACATATAAACATATATTTGAAGAATTGCTGAAAGAAGAAAACATCACACAATGTTTTCACGATGCAGCAAAGCGCAAGACGACACGTCCCGAAGTCGCCAGAGTGCTGAAGGAAGAAAGAGAAGTCGGAAACGACAGACCTGAACCGCAATGTCTTCAGGAACATGTGAAAGCACTTCAAAAAATGTTGGAAGAAGAAACATATCAACCGCCAGAGCATAAAAAGATGCTGATAAACGAATATAGCTGCGGAAAGGTCAGGGAAATCATAAAACCTGAATTTCAATATGAACAGGTCGTGCATCATTGCATCATAAAACAGCTTCAACCGATCGTACTTCATGGACTATATGAACACGCGCTGGGAAGCATACCGAACAGAGGTTGTCACAGCGGAAAGAAGCAAGTCGAAAAGTGGATAAAAGGCTATAAGGGAAAGAAGTTCTATATCCTGAAGGCAGATGTCCGACACTGCTTCGATACAGAAGACATTCGCGTAATTGAAACAAAGCTGAAACGCGTGATCAAAGACGAAAGATTTGTCAGATTGTGCAGCACAGTCATGGAGCATGAAGCGACAATGAAGCCACCTGAATTTGATCGGGAATGGATCGAGGATGAACAATGGAAAGATGCTGAATTTTTGTCAGGGCTTCCGCTTGGGTTCGTGACTTCACAATGGTTCACGCAGCTGAATTATAAAGAACTCGATCACAAGATTGTTGAAGAGTGGAAGGAACTGGGCGGCGTTGACCATTCAATTCGATACGCGGACGACATTGTCGCGTTCGGAAGAAACAAAAAGAAACTTCACAGACTGAAAGATGTTATGTCGGAATATATGAAAAATGAAATGCATCAGAAAATCAAATACAACTGGCAAGTGTTCCGTTTTGAATATCCCGACAGGAAAGCACCGCCAGTCATTGACAAAAGGACAGGAAAAGAGAAACCGAAGACCAGAGGACGCGCACTTGACTTCATGGGATTTGTATTTCATTACAACCGCACAACACTTCGCAAGTCAATCCTGAAGCGAAGCACGAAGAAAGCGCATAAACTTTCAAAGAAAGAGAAAATAAACTGGTACGATGCTTCAGCGATGCTGTCATCAATGGGCTGGTATACACACACGGACACCTATGGATTTTATGAAGATCACATAAAACCATATGTCAATATAAAGAAACTGAAAAGAATAGTCAGCAAGCATTCAAAGAAAGGAGTGAAGAACAATGATGTCAGAATGGTATCAGTCAGAAAGCATGGACAAGCCGACAGAGTGGGACACGACATCAAGCCCGACAGTGGTCTATCAGCGAAAGAGCATCGCAGAGCAGATCAGGAAGGGCATTGACGGAGAAAAAGACCGCACTGTCTATGTGTACAGCGAAAGGACTATGACACAGGAAGAATATGCAAGACTTCAGGCAGAGCTTGAAAGCCCAGCGACAAAGATGATCATGCAGTCAATGTCATCAATCGAAATGAACATGGCAATGATGCAGGAACTTATGGAGGGATAAGACATGGCAGAAACAAAGGCAAATGAAACAGTCACAGAAACAACCGAAAAGGTACACAGCAAGAAGTTTGACATGCTGAAGGAACGCTGGGACAAAGATTATATCACGAAGGACACTTTGAAAGGATGGGTTGTCCTGAATGAGAAAAGAGCAGGCAAGGGAATCACTGCGGAAGAATACAAGGAAATCACTGGCGAAGACTACGAAGCCAGCGAAGAATGATGACGCAGTTTGAATTGATCGACAGGCTGTGCGCTGTGAATACGCTTCTGACAGACATTGTCAGGGAACAGGCGGCAATCATGGCGCAACATGGAATCGAACCGATACAGACGGAGGACGAAGCCACAGCAACACTTGACGATCTATTCGGGAAGCGTAAAAGGGCAGAAGACGAAAACGATGCAATCGAAGCAGCACTTCGCAAATATATTTGACGGAGGTTGAAAAAGATGACCATTGAATTATCATTGTTACTTTCAGGCGTGTCGATTGCGTTTGCAATCTTCTTCGGAGTCAGCACACGCAACAGAAATGTGAAGAAGGACACACAGGACGAAGCCAGAGAAGATGCAACGATCCTGACCAAACTGGAAAACATTCAGAATACTATGATTGAAGTGAAGTCTGAAATGGGATCATACAGAAACGAAATGAAAGAGATCAGGGAGTATTACATCAGGGCATCAGAAAGCCTGAAGCAGCTTCACAAGCGTGTGGATAGAATTGACAAGATAATTGATGAATCACATCCACATCAGTACATCGAAGAATAACAGGAGGAAGGGCGCGTGGAGAAGTACAGCTATACGATACCAGCACGAAGGAAGAAAAGAAGAAAGAAGTCACTGACAAGCTGGATCATGGAGTTTTCAAAAAAAGTTGTAGTTGTCTGCGTGCTGCTTTACATCATCATTGAACTGTTTTCAGTCATAGCGATCTGGCACTTCGCGGACACTTCAGTGCTGACAACATTGATCAGCGAAACATCTGAAGTGCTTCGCATGGGTGTGTTCGGATATATGATCAAAGCTGGCATTGAAAACTGGCAGAAGATCAAAAAGGGAAAGCAGGAAGATGAAGAACAGGAAGGCGGTGCGAACGGATGAAAAATGCAGCTTTAATATTAAAGGCAATTTATGACAATATCCCGATGATCCTGACGATCATTGCGATTGCAGCTGGAATCGGGATCAAGGTTAGAAACTTCCTGAAGCAGTCGAAAGAAGACCAGATGAAACAGCTTCAGGAACAGGCAGACAAGGTCGTGGAACTGGTAAAAGAAAGCCTTCTGTCAATCGTATCGAAGGCAGAAAAGGAATGGGGAAGCGGCACAGGAACGATCAAGAAGTCATGGGTGTGGGAACAGCTTCAGGCACAGCAGCAGAAGTTGACGGAATACATATCTGAAGGACTGATCGACAAAGACATGGTCGATGATCTGATCGAAGCGGCGGTTGAAGAACTGAACACTATTTTGAAAAAGAATCAGAAGGCTGCTGAAGCAGTCAAGCCGCCTGAAGAAAGAGAAGCAGCGGCGGTCGCGGCTGCAATTCAGGCGCAGAAGGTACAGAAAGAATAAACGAACAGGAGGGCGAAAGGATGCTACATGCTTATATAACACTATACGGAATCTGCTTCATGGCAACAGTGGTCATCATCATTCTGCTTTTGCTTGTCGGAACAAAGATTGACATTGAAGAAGCAAGACACTACGGCACGGAGGTCGAACCGCCGCCAACAGCGAAGGACTGGATCAGGTATATATGCAAAGCATTCCTGATCGCCTTCGTGGTATCGTTTGCAGCCCCGATTGTGTTGGTATTTTATATCTTCGTATTCGGCTGCATCGTACTTTCAGCACTTACAGATGATCATTATTAA